CTCTCCGTCTGCTAATTGAGCTAACATCGTGTCTTCGTCTTTATCACCTACTCCGGCTCCGTCCTCAACATATCCTGATGCTCTAACATAATTGTTAGCATCATTTTCATCGTGAGTCATTTTTGAAGGTAAGTAATTTATACCACCCTCATTAAATTTTTTAATTTGTGCTAAGCCACCAGTTCTTAATGCTATTTTATCAAAAGGATTTCCTGGAGGATTAGGGTTTTGTTCTGGCACATATACTTTTTCGTATTGTTTTTCTTCTCCTGTTACAGGATCAATATATGAAAAACTTCTTTCTTCTCTTGTTTTTAAATAATTTTTATTGTAGCCAGGAGTGTAAATATCAGTTGGCGCTTGATCAAATGCACCTAATAAATAAGGTATACCTCCAGCTGCTAAAGCAACTTTCATTGGATCATAATCACCACCAGGTTCTTTTCTTATTAAATCTAAAAGGCTACCTGACATTGTTTTGTTACCCTCATTACCAACTAAACCCTGCATAGTTCCAGGGTCACTTCCTAATGATGGTGTAGTCTGTGTCGGTATCTGAGAAACACCTGGAAGTTTTGTTAATGATTGTGTCATTGGCATTGCTGCAAATTTTTGAGCTGCTGCTGATCCAGGAAACATTGACATTCCCGCATTACCCATACTGTATCCACCATATGCTGCTGCAGCACCACGGACTAGTGAACCTAATCCACCAACGCCTGCTTCTCTTGCGCTTCTATACCCCTGTAATCCACTATAAGCTGCTAATGCGTATGGTAAAAGATGTAACATTATTTAATTCTCCTATTTAAGATCTTAAGTTTTCAATATTACCATTTTACTTAGGTATTATCAACTCATCGGCAAAACGTCCTGTATATTGATGCTCTCCAATATGCATGATTGGATCATCAATAAAGGCATGACACTTACCGCCAATATCTTTCCACAGCTTACAAAAGCTAAAATCCTCACCTAAATATGTCTTAGTTTCGGGGTCATGAATACAGTCAAAAAAGTTCCATAGATGAGGTCTATTTACATACTCACCATTAATAACTGTCTTTTGAACTATACCTTTATCTGGATAATGTTTAATCATTTTATCAAATACTTCTCTTTTGATCATCATACATCCTGTAGGACTATGTGTTACTTCTATAACACCTTCAGTTACCACAATATCGTTAGTGTCTTCTACTCTCATTGGATAACTATTAGTCCATTTGTGAATATCAGATGGTTTCTTTACTTCACCTTTTTTAATTGCATCAAAAGCTTTATCCCAATTAAATGTTTTAAGTGGATACGGAATTGAAATAACATCCTTATCTCTGTCTATCATTTTAAAAATAGACTCTGCATTCATCAATATATCGGAGTCAACAAACAACATATGTGTCATTCCAGATTCTATAAAACCTGATACACACAAATTTCTTCCTTGTGTAACTAAGGATGATTTAAGTAATTGAAACTGCACATCAACCTTTTTCTCCATGCACATTTTTTGTAATTCTAACAATCCTTGTGCGTAATGAATTGAACAATCGCTATGTACAGGTGTTGCAACAAACAAAGATATTTTACTTTTCCGGTGTCCGGTATCCGTTTTCCAAAGTGGTTGAATACTTTTCTCGTAAGGCTGTGGAGTATTTAAAGGTTTTACCTGTACGTCTTTTAGGGTTTGGTAGGTGTCTTCATTTACATAAGTTTTATTTTCTTGCATTTAAGGCTCCTTGTAAAAAGCTTGCCCATTCCATTCCCTTTTTATTCCAGTTGTAAAATCTTTTATAAAATTTTTGTTGTTCTTCTAAATGTTCTTGTATGAATGATTCATGTAAATAACCAGCTGCTACTTCAATTGCTGCTGCAGTATCCTTTGCCATTGTTTCATAATTTGTAGAGTAGTTAACGTACACTGGCCATTCAGCACATGTTTCATATAAAGCACCAAAATTATTACTGATAACATGAACACCAGAAGCCAATGCCTCTAAAGCAGACGCACAGGAGGTCTCTTCAAATATTGATGGATATACAAACATATCATAACTTGGCATTACTTCTCTTATATATTCATTGGGTTTGTAGCCAATATAATTTACATTAGCTAATTGTTCAGCTTGTTCGTAAAGTGGTTTAAATTGATCATCATTTTGTTTTTTAAATTCATCACCGTAAACTTGTGTTGAACTATAAACATCTAAACTAATAGAAGGATCTTTGATTTCTTGCATAGCTCTAAGCACTACGTTCAAACCTCTCCATGGTGTGCAGTGGTGAATTAATTTTACTGGATCACCTTTTTGATAAATTTTTCTTTTTGGAAAAGTTTCAATTCCATTTTTAATAACAACAGATCTATCCGTTGGAATATCAAAAGCGTATCTAAATTTTTCATAGTTCCAATGACTATTAAATACATACCAATCGTATTCTTTGTGCCTTTCTTTATTTCTAAAAAAAGATTGTAGATTAGGTTGATCCCAAGAATTTTTTTGCCAAAGAATGTTTAGTTTGTTTGGATCAATTGGAACCTTGCCTGGAATGGAAGTACATATTTGTACTTGGTCAAGCAGTTCTTTTGGAACATGCTTGTGGAGCATTTCCATTTGTAGCTCAGTGGCTCCTCTGGGTTGCATTATTCTTTTGTTTTAGCACCCATAGAAACTTTTGTCACCTTTATTTCGAGGTCTTGTCTAAAATCATCCACAGAAGTATCAGTGTTGGGATCAGCAACATCAGCATCAAAATCAGCTTTAGTAGCATACACCTGTCCTGTTCTTTTGTGTTTGATAATCTCTTTTGCTTCTGCAGGTATTTTCACGAGATCGCTCATTGTTTTCTTCCTTGTTTGTTATATGGTTTATAATCTCTTTTCTCATTTTTGTTAAGTCTTTTTTTATGACGACCCGGACGTTTCCTAGGCTTATCTCTTTCTACAAAATCTTTAAATTTTCTAGCCATTCTGATCTTCTCTTGATATTTCTAATATAGATAACGTTGCACTTATACCAGATATATCAGAAGTTTCAATAGATATGGAATCGCCTTCTTCTAGAATAATAGGTCCCTTTGCTAAATTACAAATAGTAGGACCAGTGATACTTGCATAAGCTACTTGGTATGTTGTAGTAGCAGAAGAATCTGTTACAGCCACTTTTACTATTTTATTTCCTGATTCATTAGTTACTTGTATGTTTTGTATAATACCTCTCGCATTTGATGGAGCTGTGTAAACAGTTTCGGCAGTTGTTCCTGTCGGATCGTAAAAAGTATTATTATAAAAATTAGCCATTAATATCCATCCTGTACTAATAATAAATCAAATGATGCAGAAGCGGAAGAGGTAGAACTTGCTTTACCAGATACATAAATATCACTTTTTTCTGGTATCACGTTGATTGCATTAAATATAACTGTTGTTTGACCACCTCTAACATCTAAAAATTGTTTTGTTTGAAAAGCTCCATTACTACCTTCATTTTGTCTTTGTATAAATTTAAATTGCATTTCTTGGTCTTTACCAGATGATATATTCATTGATAATAAATAACCAGTATAACCTGCAGGTATTGTATATAATGTCATTAGTGTCTGTCCATTACCTTCCGATATAGTTGCAGCAACATCTGATCCACCTGTATAAGTTACAGTAATGGTCCCTTCATTATTTCCAGTTGATCCTGCTGTTTCTACAGACATTCTAAATACTCTTAAAAAAGTTTGAGTAGTTGTAACTGTGGTTGTTCCATCCATATCAACAGTCTCTTCAGCAAAATTATAAGAACCATCTAAACCTTGTATTCTCAAAGTTCTAGCACCTGTTCCAGCCACATCGTCATTAGTGTCATCACTTACTACATCAACAGTAACAGCTGTAGATTGCCAAGGATAGTTACCACCTGTTTCCCAAATAGTTTCAAAAGCTAATGAACCAATACTAGGATTATATCCAAACTTATTAACCATTGTATAACCAGGAACTTTTCCTTGCTGTACGGCTAGGTAAAAAGGAATATCATCAACAGTGCTACCACCTGTTATTGGATTTACATTATTACATGAACTCATTAGCAACCAAACCTTATACTATACCAACTCATCCTCTCAACTTCTTGTTTTAAGTCTTCTTGATAAGATGTATTTAACTTATCTTGCATAGTACGTAAAGACTGAGTGACTTGTCTTTGGTTTTCTTCTGTGTACTCAGGAGTGGGTTCAGGTATTATTATATCTACTCTAGCCATGTAATGCTGCTCCTCGCTCCGAAGAATCAAAACCACCTGTACCTCTAGATGGACTACTTGATGCTGTGTTGTTTGCTCCTCCTGGTCTATCATTTCTACCTCTATCTTGATTGGTAGGTTGCATGTTTGTAATACGTGGATTACTTGTAGTTATTTGTCCTTGCATGTCTCTGATAATATCTCTTTCAATAGCTTTTTGTGCTCTATTGTTTCTTAAGATACCAGCGATTCCTTTTACTGAATCTGGTAACATGGAACCTACTGTAAAGGCTGCTGTGAGAGGATTTGAAAAACCAATTGCATTTCCTCCAATTACTGATTTAAAAATATTACCTTTTAATCCATCAAGTCCTAATTTTCTAACAGCAAAATCTGTGACTAATTTTTTACCAACATTCTTTGCTAACCCCTTAACATCTATTGGTGGTGTTTGTCCCACAAGATTATCTTCAACTATGAGGTTTTCATTAACGGGTGCAGTGTTAATAGCTGCAATGCCATTTATATTAGATGGTTCATAGCCACTAAAGTTAGGATCTTGTGTTATGGCTCTTTGTTGCTCTAATATTCTTTGTGTTATAGGATCCATTAACCCCTCATTCCATCTGGTTGTATGTCAGCTCTAAACGTGCCATATCTCCAACTTTGATCTGTTGAAAGATTAGCTACCTTTACACTAGCAAATCTAGATCTGGCACGTGTATCCACCTTATCAGTAGAGCTTGTAATTGTAAATGGTCCTAAAGGTGAGCTTGCTGCTGTGCTTGTTGGATAATTTCTCAAATTGATTGTAATTTGCGCATTACCAACAAGTCTTTTAAAATCAGGGATAAATCTTCTCATACTCATAAAAAATTCTCCATCACCCCCAACACTTAAATCAAAATCTCCTGATTGAATAAATGCAGGTATAGCCGTTTTGTTACCTACACTATCGACCTGATTTACACCCACCTCATGAGCATAATAAGTCGAAGCACCATTTGTATTTGTAACTCCTTGAATAGTAGGAAACGTTGGAACTGCTGTGCTATCAAACTCTGTTGCATAAGGATTGTCAAATAAGGTTGCATCGTGAAAAGAAGTTCTTGCTAAAGAACCTGTTGTCCAAGCGTTCTCAGTGTAATTGTATGTCACTACTCTATCAACTAGTTCAGATCCATTCTTAGGATAAAACCAATTTATTTCTTCATATAAATGATTAAGACCTGCGTATACTTGTTCTCCTGCGCTATAGTTAATTCCTAAATTATTTCCTGTATTAGTAAATACAAAATCTTCAACTAAACATGGAACTGATTTAACTGTTCCATCAAAAACAAAAAAACCTCCTGCTTGTCCCATCCACCAAACTCTTCCGTTTACGTAATGTAATGCATGCTGTCCAATTAACCCACAGTTACTTCCAACCTGTCTAATAGAAAAAGTAAATGGAGGACCTACAAACTGCATAACATATGCAGAAGTATCTGTTAAAATTAAAATGTAATCTTTACCTTTTGCAGCTCCTACGATTTTTACTCCAGAGTCTAACCTAAAAGTCCCCGCAGTATTAACTGAGGTTGGTGCATAATCAGATATATTCTCTTGATCAGAAAATCTAATGAACATTTTATCTTGTGTACTATCATCTCCAATAGTTGTTTCTGTTCCAAGTAATACTAAATGTCTATCTCTATCTGACACAATAGACATTACCGATTTTGTTGGTGCATTACTTACAATTACTGCTCTTGTTGTTAGAGCATTTGCATCTGCGTTTATGGGGTTCCAAGAAAAAGTTTTTCCATTTTTTATTGTTCCAATTAAAACTTGACCAAAATTATCTAATGACCAAGAAGCCGGATCTAAAACTGTACTAGATGTAGTTGCTGCAGAACCCCAAGTGCCTCGCCCCCACGTACCTGTTCCCCAACCATAACCTGCTGTAGCGTTTAAGGGCCCTGGTTTGATATATGGATTTACAGTTGCTGATCCGGTGCCCGATGTAGTTCCTGATGAAGCCGTTGCCATGGTGATTGTAAATTCATTTGTTGCAGAGGTAATAACTTCAAAGGTATTTGTTTCAAAATCAGCTGCAAGATATCCCGTACCTGAAGGAGGGGTTACTGATGTAAAAGTAAATAAATCTCCAGGTTCTAAACCGTGTCCTGCTTTATTTACTGTAACTGTTGTAGATGTGTTTGTTGCATCAAAAGTACATGATGTTAAAGCTGTACCTAGTGGAGTGATATCATAAAAACCACCTTCATAATAAATTAATAAAACTTTATTAGTTCCTAAAGCTGCGTATCTTCTTCCATCCAAATCAGCCCACACTAGTTGTTTTCTCACGGCTCCAACTAAAGTATCTGATGTAATCTGTTCCCAACCACCAATTTTTTCAGGAGAACCGTATCTAAATCTTACAAAATCTCCATCAGTCCATTGACCTTCTGCTCCGGTTTCTGTCACTTGTTTGTTAAATCCTGGTGCTATTTGTACATTTGTTAAAGGCATATGCTATTATACAACAGGATATTAAAGTATTAAAGGGGTCTCAAAACTAAGTTTGAAATTTAATTTTTGTAGCATATAATTATTTATATATTAGTTTATAGGGAACAAAAGTCGCAAAATGAACGTATTTGGAAAGAAAGTAAACATAGAATACTCAGAAATTTTAAAGAAAGAAGATGCTGTGGATATGATTAAAAAAATACCACACAATTTTCCGAACTATTTTAAATCTATTCCTAAACATTTATTTAATCCTATTTTAAAAAAATTTAACCCTACTACAGGCACAATAAAATCATGCCCTGGGTTTATAAACCTTTATAAAAGATCTTTGTTAGTAACTTTACCTTTTGATTTATACATTGAGTTTGATAACAATAAAATTGTAAGTCAGAAAGCAGGGCAAACTAATTTAAATGTAGCTTATGTTCATTCTAATGAACAATTATTATCTTACGTAAATAGTAAAGAATATAAATTTATATTAAAAATTAATCTACCGTTTACAATTGATTCAAATGTTTCTTTATTTATGTCACCATCATGTTATCATTTTAATAATTTAAATATTCTTTCTGGTATAATTAATTCAAAATATAAGAGAGATATTAATTTTTTTATACCAATTAAAAAAAATCAAAATGAGTTACATTTAAAAAAAGGAGAAGCTTTATTTTTGTTGACACCATTATGTGAAAATAAAATTAAATTAAATTTTAAACAAAAAAACAATATGTATCCTAATCTTACCTTCAGCACTTTAAAAAAAAATATATTAAAAAATTTAACATGAAGCATAAATGAAAAAGACATTAGGGGTAAATATTTCACATAACTGCTCGTTTTCTTATTTTGAAGATAACATATTAAAACAATATTATGAAGAAGACAGGTTTAATAAAATTAAAAATTTTGAACCTCCTAGTCCTATTAAAGAAGAATATGAATACAAAGTTTTGAAAAAATTTAAAGATGTTGTTTTTGATAAAGTAGTTTTTGTTTCTTTTGATAGAGGAAATATTTTAGTAGATAAATCTTACATTGATAACATTTTAAAACAATTAAGGTGTAAGGATTTTAAATTTTATAATCGTCAACATCATATGTTTCATGCAGTATCCGGTTTATATTTTAGTAAATTTAAAGAAGCTTTATGTTTAATTTGTGATGGAGGTGGTGAATATTTTACTGATGTTAATTTTGAACTATTTAGATTAATAGAATCTATTTTTTACATAAAAGATAATAAAGTAAAACCTCTCTATAAGCATTATTCAATGGCCAAACATGATTTTTTTTATAATTTTAAAAAGGAAAATGTATATATTAAAAAAGAAAACATAGATATTAAATTAAGCAACGAAAAATGTGGTGGTTATAAATATTTAAAATATAGAGAAGAAGCAGGTTTTAAAGAACACGAAGAAGGACAATTAATGGGTATAGCTGCATATAGAAATACAAATACAAATTTAGATAAAAATGTTTTGGAACTCGCACATAAAGCACAAGAGGAAACTTTACAGGAAAGAATAAAATTAATTGAAAAAGCAATGACCTATAATGACTGTAAAAATATTGTACTATCGGGAGGATATCATTTAAATTGTTCTAACAATTTTAAGTTAGTAAAACATTTCCCTAAATTAAATTTTTTTGTGGATCCTATTGCTCATGATGGAGGAACTGCAGTAGGAGTAGCAGCCTATGATATATATTATTAAACATAAAGAAGAAGCTGTGGAAAAAATATTAGATCAACAAATAGTTGTTATATTTCAAGGACACTCTGAATGGAGTCCAAGAGCTTTAGGTAATCGATCTATGCTATTTGACTCACGAAATAAAAATGCAAAAGAAATAGTTAACAAAATAAAAGGTAGACAGTGGTGGCGACCTACGGCTGCAACAATACTGTACGAGCACAAAGATGATTATTTGAACATGCATGGTTTAGATGAATCTCCTTATATGACATTTGCAATTGATGCTAAACAAAAAGCAATTAATGAAGTCCCTGCGTGCGTACATGTTGATAATACTTGTAGGTTCCAAACTTTAAAACGTGAACAAAATAAAAATTATTATGATCTTATAAAATTATTCTATAATAAAACAGGTGTGCCTATATTACTTAATACTTCTTTTAATTTAAAAGGATATCCAATAGTTGAAACATTTGATGACGCTATGTGGACACTGCAGAACAGTGAAATAAATTATATATATACACCATGATTAAAACATTTGACCATAAAATATTAGATTTAAAGTATAGAATCAATGGATTAGTCCCTAAAAATGTATGTCAAAAACTAATTAAAACTTTCGAAAAATATTCTGAATTGTCAACTTCAGAACAAAGTTATAAGTATAAAGATAAAAAAACTAAATTAGATAATTTTAAATGTTTAAATTTATCACGAATTTATAATCCTAATAAAGATATAAAAGAAGCTTTAGAAATTTCTAAAATGTATATATCAATAATGATATCTAATTATGTTTTATATATTCAAAAAAATATATGCACTACTTTTGATAATCATTGTATTAACAGAACAGATAATATTCGTATTTTAAAATATAAAGAAGGAGAATGTATTGAAGATCATAGTGATGTTGGAGGAGATATAAGAGCTTCTTGCACTTTAAATTTAAATCAAGATTATGAAGGAGGTGAGTTTAGATTTTTTAATGGTTTAATAAAAGAATCTTTTAAAACAGGAGACGCAATGTTTTTTCCCGCAGAGCCTATTTGGATTCATGGGACTGAACCTGTAACAAAAGGCACTAGATATTCAATAAATTGTTTCTTAAAAAAATAATGAAATTAATATATTCAATCCCTGATAAACTTTATTACATACAAAATTTTTTAGATTATTCTACTTATAAAGTAATTCATAATTCTATATTTAAAGAACGTAAAAGTATTAATTTGCATACTTCTAAAGGTTTATGGTCAGAGAAATTAATTAATAACATAGTTCCTCCAAAAAGAGTAGGTGTATCAAATTATCCACCGTTTGAAAAATTAAAGACTTTAACGCATCACAATCAATTTTATCAATTAAAAGATTTTAAAGATATTACTAGTAATATTCATTATATGGAAAAAGGAGCAGGTATTAATTGGCATGATGATAGCGGTTGGACATACGGAGCAACATATTATATTAATAATAGATGGAATTTTCAATTTGGCGGGGAATTAATGTTTAACTCAGAAAATGGTCATGGGTATATACCTGTAGTAGGTAATTCTTTATTGATAATAAAATCTCCACTTGAACATAAAGTTAATCCTGTGTTAAGTCCAATCATACCAAGAGTTTCAATACAAATGTTTATTAAATAAATGAAAGAAGGATTTGATATTAATATTAAAGATAATTTTTTAGATAAAAAATTATATGAATCAATTTATAATAAAATTGCATTTTACGGATATAGTCAAGATTATAATTATACTATTGAAACAAAATTAAAAAATAAAACACATTTATTTTATGGAACAACTGTTGAAAAAGAAATATCAGAACATATAAGAAAAAAATGTGAAAAACTATATAACAAAAAACTTAAAGAATGTTACAGTGCATATACTATGGTAGCAAGAACTACTCCAATGGTCCATTGTGACAAAGGAGAAAATACTTCACATCAAATTATAATTTATATAAGAGGAGATGAAGGTTTGCACAGAGGAACTGGTTTTTATGTAAAAAAAGGTAATGGTAAGTGTGAATTAAATACACACGTAGGATTTAAACAAAATAGGGCAATTTTTTGGGAATCCTCAGCATTTCATAGCCCGTTAATTTGGAGTGATGACAACAAAAGTAAAAGATTTTCTTTTTTAGCTCAATATAAAGAAATAAAATAAATGAATGAAAAAATAGTTAACATAAATAATTTTATAGGTATCTATGATAATTACATCACTGAACAAGAATGTGAAAAAGCTATTAAATTATATGAAGATCAAAATAAATTTAATAATACAGTAAATAGAATAGGTGGAGAAAAAGCACCTATTTTACAAAAACAAGACCAACAGTTTTTTGCAGCGCCTTTTAATTTAAATGTATGGTGGGAGTCTTTAAAACCAATGATGCTAAATTTTGATTTAGCATGGAATCATTATATTCAAAACACTGGAGCAGGTGATGCTTATGGAGTTCCTTTTCATTTTACAGACTTAAAAATACAAAAAACTTTACCTACAGAAGGTTATCATGTTTGGCATATAGAACATGGAAAAGGATATGCTAATGAGCCACGTGCTTTTGTTTTTTCTATATATTTAAATGATGTAGAAGAAGGTGGAGAAACAGAATTTTTACATTTTTCAAAAAGAGTTAAACCTAAAACAGGAAGAGTTGTTATTTGGCCAGCAGCTTTTCCGTATGTACATAGAGGAAATCCTCCTTTATCTGGAGAAAAGTATATTTTAACTTCTTGGATGTTATTAAGATGATAAATACTTATAATTTATTTACTGTCCGTGTGTCTCATGGAAAACTACCTATTCCAATCGATATATATAAAAAAGTATTAAAATTTGTAGAAGAAAATTATAATACAGAAGACCACAT